TTAATGCTCCAGTTGTATTATTATATCCAGAAGCATATCCAAAAAATGAATTTACAGAAGCTATTGAATTAAAATATCCAGAATTAGTACCAGTAAATGTATTTTGATTTCCTGTTGTATGAAATTGCCCAGCACTTGTTCCAAAAAAAGCATTACTATTTCCAGTTGTAACTTTTCTTCCTGCATTTAATCCAATAAAGGTATTAGATGTATCACTACTTGCCCTTACTTCTATATTGGATGTACCTGCACTATTTGCAAAAGTACTCGATGCAGAACTTGTACCAATACTCTTAATACTTAATACAACCGTACCGTCAAAATCAGTAGTTGGAGTTATAGTAAGTGCAGCAGTTGAACTTGCTTTCGGTCCTGTATTTCCTGTCGAAGTTATACCACTTGTAGATGTACCACCATAAGCAATTGTAATTGAACCTGTAGTTCTACTTGTGATGGTATAAGTTATCTGATAATAGGTTCCTGATACCGCAGCTAAGGAAGTAGTTAAAGGGGTTACATCTCCTGTGGTATGGGAATAACCTCCCACATTAAGGTTTGTTCCTGCCAAAGTCCAAGAAGTACCTGTACCTGTTACGGCAGCAAGTTCTGAACCTAAAGGAGCAGTATCAGAAGCAGTAGTACCAATGAATTTATTTAATCCATTTATTGTAACTAAAGAACCATCATCTGTAATATTACTGTTACCTATTGCAGTAGAAGATGTGAACTTAGCAACTGCGTTAGTTGTGCCACTTAAAGCATTTGCCTTATTATTAAACGTAGTCCAATCAGTACTTGATAGGTAACCACTAACAGATGTAGTTGCTACAGGAATAGATATAACCCCTGTAGTATTGGTATATACAATTGGAGATGTAGCTGATAAAGATGTTAGCGTTATATAGTTTGCACCATTAGTAAGTTGTGATGTATTAGTTGGGATTGTTATAACACCTGTTGTGCTATTATATGCCCCACTTCCTGCCGTGAAACTTAAAGATGCCCTTGCTAAAGCATCTGTATATTGGGTAATTGTTGTTGCAATACTAATAGAACCATTACCATTTGTAATAGTAATTCCTGTACCTGCTGATAATGTAGCTTTAGATAAGGTATTACCACTTGAGTTACCGATTAATAGTTGCCCATCTGTATAAGTAGATTGCCCTGTACCGCCTCTATTGGGTTGAACTACGTTACCATTCCAAGTAGCAGATGTAATACTACCTGCATAATCAAATGTATTTGTAGACCAAGATACGTTTGCGGGAGCCGCAAAATGCCTATCGTAACTTCCTGCCGCAGTAGTATTATCAATCAAAATAACTTCGCAATATCCACCCGAAGGAACAGATACTACTAACGTATTGCTATTGTTGTTGACTAATAAAGCTCCACTACTCTGATTGTTGTTAAAAGAAAAAGTTGCTCCATTAGATAATGTTGTTGCATCAGGTAATTTAATTGTTTGCCCACCACTTCCGTTTACTACAATTTCGGGTGCAGATGCAACCGTTAAAACTACTTGAGTTCCCGAAGCAGTAATATTACTAAAAGCATTTAAGAAATTATTAGCACTTATATTATTTGTTCCTAAATTAACATTTCCTGATGCTCCTGTATAAGGTACATAAGTTGTTGTTGCAGAACTTGATGTTAAGTAACCCGCTCCATTAGTTAATTGATTGTTATTTGTAGGGATTGTTATAACACCCGTTGTGTTATCGTATGCACCACTTCCTGCAACAAAACTTAATGAGGTTAAGGATATATAAGCCGAAGGATTTGTTGCGTTATAAGGAGTATACCCTAAAGCACTTATTACGTTAGCACTTGTAATAGAAGATATATAACCTGATGGATTCGAAGCGTTGTAGGGGGTATACGTTAACGCAGTTGTAACATCTGAACTTGATAGTACGATAGCACCAGTTCTTGTATTAAAGCTCGTTACACCGCCTATATAAGAAGGGATATTTAATATACCCGTAGCGTTGTCATAAGTAGCTGCACCACTTGTTCCTGTAGTAGTTAGACTTATAGAAGTTCTAGCTCTTGCACTAGTAAAGTATAAATTTGTATTCTCAGGAACATTTGCAGTATTTAATGTGGCTAATGTTCCCGCTCCTGTGATGTATTGAGAGGACATCCCTGTTGTAGTAACAGTAAGTGTGCCCGAAGTAGTTACAGGAGAGTTTGATACACTAAATGCACTTGGCATTGAAATACCTACACTTGTAACAGTACCTACGTTAGCAGTAGCACCTGAAGCAATACCATCTAACTTAGTCTTGTCAGACGCAGTCATCGCTCCTGCACTACCTGAAGTAGCCGCAGCTAATGACAACGCTTGCGTAGAGATACTTAGTCCATTAGCAGTACCAATCGTTACAGGGTTATGAAACCTTGAATCATTACCTTGAGCAAATGTATTTAAAGCAGTGCCAAACGTAGGAGAATAAGTAACAATGTTATCTGTGACAATAGGCAACAAAGCACTATTCCCTGAAGCAAATGTTAATGTAGAGCCTAAAGGTATTGTATCAATATTTGTTCCATCCGATATAATAAATGAGTTACTACCTGAAACACTTAACGCAAAAGGTAACATCTTAGTAGCTTGGTAGCTATAAGTTCCTGCGTAAGGTTCTAATATGGACAACAACTCCCTTAGGATAGGTTCAGAGCCATCTTGAGTAGATGTATTGTACCTTGCAATCAAATGAGAATATAAAGAGATTACTATATCATACTGATTACTTAGTATATTAAACTGAGTATCATTAGTTAATTTATAGGCATCTATAATTGCTCTATAGCTATTAATCTTAGTAACCAACTCTAACTGACTTGGGCATTTCTTAATAGCAAAGGTGCTTGAGAAAGTTCTTGTATATAAGATTGTTAGCCAAGAATTAGAGCTATGGGTATACGCTACAGAAACATTACTTGTAGGAGTGTAAACCCCCTCGTAATAATTAGTTGCTGAGATAACTCTAATCGTATTGCTTACTGTAGATGTTATAGGAGCATTCCCCGATACCTCAGAAGTACTTGGAAAACTACTTGATAAAGTTCTTGTAAGCGTTCCTGTAAAGCTACCAATAGGAGAGTAAGACGTAAGGTCTTTAAATACTACCTCGGGAATAATAACATCTGAGAAGTTAGTAATTCCATTAGTAGGTTCAATCCAATTAAAATCAAATGTTCTTACTAATGGAGTCTGTCCATTACCTGCGTTATCTATAGCAGCAAAAGATATAACATAACTCCCTGTGATTACACTTCCATTTACATCTACCTCACAAGGGATATCTATATAGTTGATTGATGTAGTAATATCAGGGGTGCTAAAGTCGGGTAGGTTTCTAACAACTCCATTAGGGAATTGTACTTTAAAGCACCCTTTATTGAAAGTAAACCCTGATGAGGTATTTGTTAAGCGGATAACTTTTGTTGAAACGCTTATTGTAAATTGTATATCGAATGTTACTGCCATATCAAAGCCAAGTATAATTTGTGTAAATATACTATAATTTATTAACCTATAAAAAAAGAAAGGAGCTACAATATGCAGCCCCTTCTAATTAACCTAAACCAAACAAAAAAATGCCAATCCTGTGACGGATTTAACCTAATCGGTTCTTGATAGCTTCTAGCTCATCTGGGGCATTCTCTTCTAGGTAGTCGGTTAATTCCTTTATGTAATTTTTATTAGGAGCTTTCTTATACTTCATTAACTCCTTCCCCGTCTCAGTCCAAGTAAATACTTGTGCATTAACATCATTCTTAATCACACCTTTTTTAATAGCTTCTTTGATCATTGTTTCTAAACTTAAAGAAGCTCTTTCAACAATATCCATAAACTCTTCGGGATTCTGCTCTGAGAAGTCCTCCAATTGGTTACGAATCTCTTCAATTGTATCTGCATCAATTCCTAATGCCATTGCAACTTCTTTTGCTCTCTTGTCATCTAATTCTAAAGCTGTATTAACTGCTTTAACAATTAACTTCCGTAAAGTACGTTCTTCCATTGCATCTTTCTTAGTATCTACGCGATAAAAAAAAGCTTCTGCTTCTGTATTTCTATCTTTGTTAGATTCATTAAAATTACACAATTCAATGAACTGATATATTTTTTGATGAAGAGGATTTTTCCCGTTTAGAAATAAATACCCTAAATTAACTGATGAAAATACAATGTTTGCAAACTCTGCTGCTCCATTTATATCTTGTCGTTCAATAGCTGCAATATTTACAAATTCTCCTTTTTTCTTATCATAAATAATGTCTGTAGAAGGAATCTGCAATGCTGCCGGGACTAACCATTTCCCAAAATTATCTGGATCTTGCCTTACGTTCATTACTCGATACGTTGCACTTTCTTCGGGTTTTAACTTGCGAATTAATGTTTCGCTAAATTGATTAAAATCTGATGCTTTCATTTTTTTATCGTTTGGTTTTAAAATTATTTTTTTTTAAAAAAAAGGAGGGATTTTTAGCCCCCTCCCTTTAAACTATTCTTATCTAAAATTAGATAGAATATTTCACAAAGTGCTCATTACCAACAGTTTCCAAACCTTCGATGCTGCTATAAACAATATCAAGTGTGTCTGTATCACTAGTTGGAGTTGGGGCTAAACCACCAAGCATTTTTTCACGGAATCTTGAGTTGATACCATCAGCCATTTCTAAATAACGCATTTGCATACGATCAATTTGTCCACCACCTTGCTCAACTTTAACCTTACCAGCAGGAACTAAATATGCCTCCTTAGAGAATACTGTAGCACCACCAATAGAAGAAACTAAAGGATGAGACAATGCTTGTAAACGCTTCTTGTGAAGAGTACGTCCGTAAGCATATAAAGAAGAGATACCTAAACCAGTAGCAACTTCTTTGCTTCCGTTGAATGAACCGTAGCTAATACCACCGTTAACAAATTGATTCAATGCAGATATGTTAGTATCAAATTGGTTATCAAAGTCAGCGCCAGCCCATAACAAATACTCAGAAGGGCAACGGTTAGCATCCATCAAACGAGATAAAGAAGCTAAGTCAGACAAAGCAATTGTACCAGCAGAAGCTACAGAAGAAGTAATACCACCTGCGTTTACGATAGTGTCACGCAATCCACGAGTTGTGTTAATAGCGTTACCATTAGCATCAGTCAAACCAGCTGACTCACGTCCAAATAATACTGAATAAAGAATATCCATTCTATGCTTCAAATAAGCATCATGTTGTTGCTTTAAGAAGTAGTAAGGTTTTCCTTTAAACTCAACTTCAACCTTAGAACCGTAAGCAATATCTGTGATAGAAGTTTTAGTTTTGAAAATCTGCAACTTGTTTGAACGCTTAACCAAATCTGATTTACGCATTTGGTTAGAAGCAGTTCCTTCAGCGTATGCGTTAGAGAAGAAAGGGATCTTCTGAGCAACAGTAGTCGAAGGAATGATGTCAGCAGAGTTAACAGGTTTAACTGTTAAAGTAAAATCAGTAGCTGAATCAGCAGCTGATACATAACCAACGATACCGTTAGGGAATAAGATTAATTCTCCAACTAAAGGCTTAATTGAAGTGGATCCTGTAAATACAATTGATGCAGAAGCGCCAGCAGAACCAGCAGTAGTTGCTGTCTTAACTGTAGCTGTAGCATACAAAAAGTTGTTCTGAACAGTAAAGTATTCAGTTTGAGCAGAAACTTTTGATTTTCCTGTCCAATCCAATATATCTAGCATAGACGCTTCTTCATCATAGATGTCAAGAACGTCTTTTAAAATTTCACGCTGTTCTAGCGTGTTTGTGAACGATACCGTTGATAAAAAGGTACGATCAATATTACCTGCTGCAATAGCCATTTTTTCTAAAATTTTAAAAGTAAAAATTATTTTCTAATAACTTTCATCTCCTTTAGAAAACCAATTTTATCATCATATGGATTGTCGGAACTTTCCACCTGAGGCATATCTTTTGATTTTAATTCCGGAGTTGCGTTTTTTAACTCCGATTCTATCATCTTTTTACCTAAAGATTTTCCGTGTTTAATTAATTCACTAATAAATAAAGTAGGGTTTTCTGCAAACGCTACTACCTTTGTCCATTTAGCCCAATCAACTTGTCCGTCTTTAGTAAAGGTTGACAAAAACTTAGCTTGATCTAATGCATAATCAACAACTTTATTAGAATCATCAATTTGAAAGTTAATACCTTCCCCATTTGCTTCAACTTTAATCAAGTTATTTTTTATTACATTTGAAATCCCACTTTGAACAATTTCTCGGCTTTTGCGCATATCTGCCTCTTGTTGTTCTGATGAAATTTCGGGTACTTCATTTGTAGGTTTGACAGATTCCAAAAATTCTTTTTGGTTTTCTTTAAGAGAAACCCTAAGCTTATTCGCATCTCGCTTTAATAAAGCTTGGCCTATCTCAACGTCTTCATCGTCAAATGACTCCAAATTATATTTTTCAAGTTCCTTTTCAAATAAACGAGCTTGTGCTTTGGGGCTTAAATCAGAATTTTCTTTTTCAAAATTCATTTTTAAAACATCCACATCGGACACATTATCGTAATTTGTTTTGGTGGCTTCTAAAAATGGCTGTAACGTCCCAAACTTCTCGTAGTAGTCTACAGCTTTTTTTATAAAGTCATCCTTGAATTTATACTCAACCTTCTCAGTATTTACTTCTTCTTTTTTTGAATCTGATTCATCAAATAATTCCGTATCGGATGTTTGATCTTCAGCATTAGTTTCAGTTTCAAAAGTTGTATTTTCTGATTCAGTATTTGTACTCTCGTTTAGTTGAGATCCATCTTCCTGAAGCTCATTATTTTCAATATTTTCAACACCTCCATTATCTTCAGAATTAATATCTTCCGCAATAACTTCCTGGGAAGTCTCTGTTGTTGTTGAATCTGTTGTTTCTTCAATTATAGTTTCACCTTTATTTAAAAGTTCATCTAAGTTTATTGGGCTTTCGCTCATGTTAATTATGTTTGGTTGTGCAAATCTATAAATTATTTATTTAATTCTTTGTTTTTTTCTGAGCCTTTCTTTATTTGAGCAATATATTCCCTTGAAGATGCTTCTATCTGGCTCATATTAATCTTACCATTTATTACCATTTGTTGTATTTGTGCTTCTAATTGCAACTTGGTAGTAATAACTTGAGCTTCCAATTCTTTTTCTTTTTGAATCAATTGCAATTTAGCTTGCGTCTCAACTTGAATAGTCTGTTGTTTTGCTTGTTCTGCTGCCATTGCTGACTGTTGCTGAACTTGCGCGTTTGCTTGTTGTAATTCTAAGCTTCTCTTTTGTGTTTCTTCTTGGTTCTTTCTAATCTTACTACCAAGTAATGCTTCAGCGTATTTTAGATTGCTAACATTTTCTAGCATCATTGCGTCAGCCAAATTAATTTGTTGCGTTTGAATAGCTAAATCAATCCTTTGTGCAAATTTTTCTTTTTCATATTCGTTAGGTTTTTGTTGGATAACTAAACCACATTCATATGCAGAAACATTTGGATCTAATTTAAAGAAATTAACACTATTCGTTCCTAATGCCCTAGTAAAGCCTTCAATGGTTCCATTTACTGCGGCATCTTGAATTCTTAATGTTAACGAATAACACAACCTTTCTAATATTTTTCTTTCTGCTCTACGCAAGAAATCTAATGAATTATTAGTTGATTCAGACGCATATTTTGCAACTCCTTTTAATGTTCTTGGATCCGGAGTAGATCCGTCAGTAATCTCATTAAATCCTAATATGTCGCGCAACAACTGAATATTGTTTGTAATTATTCCAAAATATTCTTGAGCTTCACTACCAATTCCATTATTTAATTCTTCAATAGGCTTATAATTACTAGCTTGCCCCTCTTCAGATAGTCTTCTATAAACAAGGTTACCTGTTTGATTATACAAATCAATAATCTCCATGGGCTTTAATGCTTGCCCGCCTCTGCCTAATGGAACTCCTTCTAACGCACCAAGCTCAATCATTATACCCCTTGGCCTAGCTCTTAACATTACATTTTGTAATTTATACCAAGCCATTTGTATTTGATCGGCAATTGCCTTCATCTGATCTCCTAATGAATAAGTACTCATTTGGTAAATATTAGGAGCAACTATATGATAAGATAATGAAGTGTCCGTCATTGATGACTTAGCGCGCTTCATATTTGTAGCTAACTTGCAATCAAAGAATGCATCTGAATCAATAACCCACTTCCCTTGATAAACAACCTTATAATTAGTTTTCGTGTATTTCTTTTCTTTTTTTGCGTCTTTAACTTTAGATGCCCTGCCAACAACAATGTTTCCTTTTGAATTAACTCTTTCTTCTAAAACTAAACTATTGGTAGAGTAAAATTCTAAATCCAATACGCGAATTCTAAATCCATCATAATTTCTATTTTGATTAGAATTCATATTTCGAAGTAATCCGGGATTTCCTAATTTGTTAACATATTTCTCTGCTAACATTTCGTATTCTGCTTCAGTAATTTGATCTCCAGCTAATTGTTTTAAATCAGAAATAGTTATTTCAATAACCTCTCCTATATACTGAACATCTTCAAAATGGGGATCAATCGAATAAGATGTAACCATGTTAGATGGATTAACTCTTCTTATTTTAATATTGCCTTCTCCGTCAAAATATTCTTTGTAACCAGTGATACCTAAGTCGTGTAAATCCTCAATTGCTTGTTCTCTGATATTATCAAACTTATTAAGGTTCATAATTAATTCAAGAGCTTGTTCCATTTCAACTGCCATCCTATGCTTATATGAATAATCCATATAAGTATCTAATTCCTTAATGCTTTCAGCATCAACTTCTGCATCTGGAATCATTGAAGGATCTAACCCTTGTTTTGCAAACTCTTCTTTTAATAAAATCTTTGCGGCATTCTGAGCATAAAATTCTTTTTTATCGTCTTGAGCTAATGGATCAATTGCATCTATTGAAATATTATAATCAGCTTTAATTAATGTTGCTAATGCAATTCTTCTAAACTTTGGGATGATTGGAAGGATATCCCAGTTAATGTTAATCCAAGATTGATCTTCGTTAGCAGTCTGATTAGGTTGAAACAGTTTCTTATACCTTGTGATTGATTGTTTTCCCAACATATATAATTTTATCTCATGATATCTATCCCTCCCGTTATATAATTGATTAGGATAATAAGTTGAGAAATCTGTCCACGCAGATTTTATATATTGAGAAATCCAAGACTTATCTTTCTTAGAATTTTCAACTAAGTGACTTGGAAAACCAAGGGTTTGTTTTACGTTATCTTCCATAATTAAAACGGAAATACATCTCGTATTTCGTATAAAGTTTGTTTTTGTTCAATCCTTTGTGCAAATTTTGATTTGCTTGAGGCAATTAACGTGTAACCACTTGCCATTGTTGCATCAAATTTAGTTGTTTTATTAATATCAAACATCAACCAATCCTTTAAAAGATTTATAAAAATTACTTTATGTACATTGTCTGTTACATAAGCTTCAATCTCTTCAGCTATTTGCTGATGCGTTTTAACTGTAGCCGATATCCCATATTTATTGGCACCCGGCATCTTTGTTAAAAATCTATCATAACCCCTATATTCAAAGTACTTAATTAACCCAACCTTGTTATCTTCTGGAAGTATTTTGCATCCAAAAAAATGAGCAAGCTTAATTATATCTTCATAAAATATCTCCGCTTTTTCTGGGCGATTTAAATATTCTACTAAAAATGTTTCACTCAATTCATCCATAGCATCAAACTTACGATAAACATAAGCCGCGCCATCAGATCTATTTGTTCCAGTTGTGATACTATGATCAAAAGGATCAGATCCAATTGCATACTTTCTATCACTGTCTGGTTCTTTTTTACTTCCGTATTGTTTTACTTGGTTGTAAAAATCTGTGTCAAAAGGATTAACTTTTTTATGAACAAGAAACTTTCCATTAGACGTTTCTTTAAAAACAACCCTAGAATCTCGTTCACCCTTTTCCCACATAAATTCACCTTGCAAATATAATTCTTTTTTATCAATCCAAGTAACACTTTCTATCTGACGGTTCAATGCCATTGCATCAAACAAGCAACTTTCTGCTTCGCTGAAAAAAGCCTCCTCAATAGTAAATGGATTCTTTCGTATATAAGATGCTAAAGCTCTGTGGTCCGACTCAAGAGCTTGTCTTGCATTTAAATAATATTCTTTTGCTTTTTCTTCGTCACCATATCCAAACTTATCATAGAACAATGTTTTATAAGCAGGCATAAAGTATTGGTACAACCCAGACATCGTCCTTCCATTACCATCCCTAACAGATTGATTTGAAGCTTGCCACAAATTCTTAAATGACTCTCCTCCATCTTCCATCTCTTCAACAGTTGTAGTATAAAGAGCCTTACCAATTATCATTTCTTCTTGTTGTAAACAAAACTGAACAACCTGGTGCCTGTCATATACGTTTACATTCTTTGTTTTCCCGGCTTCATCAGCAAGGTATCTATGTAACTTTGTCCCATCATAAGCAAACTTGTCAGCAGACTTAAATGTAATCATTGACTCTAACTCAACCTTCTTTTCAAAATCAAAATCTGAAGCACCCCTTTTATTTGTTTTAAAGAAACGAAGCTCTCCCTTGGGTGTCATCCCTTTTTCAGTATCATATATTGGAACAAAGAAATCAACTAAATATTTAAATGGCATAATAACACCCTTTGCAAATACGTTATCCCTTGCATCATCAAAAGTCTTACTCTGAATACCTGCATTCTTATTTTTACTTCTAGACGTTAACTCAAACAAAAAAGCTCCTGCCCTCATTGTCTTCCCTTGGCGACGCTTGGTTACCTCAATCATCCCCAAGCAATTAGGATCTTGCATACAGTACTCTAAGAAATAAAAGAAATGCAAATCAGTCATCCTAAAGTCAGGATACCCTACATCAATCTTCCAGTGAACCAAATAAAAATAATGCAATCCAGTAACATAAGTTCCTTTACCATTATTCATAAACCAAAATCCATTAAGTCTTCTATCCCATTCCTGATTTCGATACGATTGTAATTCAGGGTTGTAGTAATCGGGATTAGATTTTTGTGCCAATATTTCTTTCTTACGTTTAAGCTCGTAATCTGCTGGCGGTAGAGGACGCTCCCAGTATTGGTAGGCAGGCTTTGCAGAACGTTGGATAATTTCTCTAGTCTCCCATTCACTAGTTACAATATTCCAAACAACTCCATTAGGAGCAAGATTAACCGTTATCCCATTAATCTCAATCTCTCTATTTCTTTTATGTTTACGATACATATTATAAATTAGCTATAGACTCAGGTGTAATATTTATAATATCACTTTTCTTTTCTTTGTTATCCCCAAAGATTTTATCTTCATAAGCATCAATCCTTTTAATGATTGCATCGCACTCGTTCATTAACTTACTTTTAATCTCAAGTGCTTGTAATTTATCCTTGTCATTTTTAAAATTAACAATAGGAGTTAATAATTCTCGTTGGTATTGCCACAATACTTCCTCGTTAGCCGTCAATATAGCCCACACCTTGGACGATTGGAACCTTAGGTAGGAGTTTATATATCCCAGTATATTATCGTGGCTTAAATCAAAGATTTTATCAGTACCTGTTTTTAATTCAGCCATCTCAGCACACTCCTCTTTTCTCAAGTTTATATCAGGGATCTTTAATCTCATAGGAGATTTTAAATCATACAACAAAACAACATACTTAATAATAGGTACCTCAGAAATATTAATGCTCCCAAAGATCTGTTTAACCATAACATTGTTTTGAAAATTCTTATCGTTAATAGGTAACGCTAAATCATCAAATTCCTTCTGCGTAAATGTTGCCATATGTATTATTTTTTAGCGGGCGCCGGCGAGGCCGTAATCCCTTATTTTTTTCTTTTATCAACTAAGGGAAAAATTCTTTTTCCTTTTTTTTAAAAATAATTGATAATATATTTTTTATTATTAAATCTATTATTATATTCTATTATTATGTGGTGAGATCTAGAGGGAGGGTGTAGTGAGATCTAGAGGGAGGGTATGCCTAAATCTCACTAGGGGGTATAGTGAGTTCTCACTAGGGGGTATGACTAAATCTCACTAGGGGGGTACCCCATTCTTTTTCCTAAAATGTCCTCTTGGCGTACCGTGTAGTAGTATTTTCCTTCAATCTTATTTTTGAAGTGTGCATTCTTTGCTAAAACAATTTCATCATTTTGTTTTACATCAAGTTCTTTTTCCCCAATAAATGTTTTTCCAATAAATTTTAATTTTGCAACTCTAATTGATGAAGTTTTATGCAAACTTGTTACAATTCCGGAAGCACTTACTGTTGCATTTATTTTTTTTGAAAAAACATCCACTTGATCAAATTCATTTTCTTTTTCAACCACTTCTTCACAAAGTGTCCATGCGCCAACAGGTATAATGCGAGTATTCCTGACAGCACAAAAGATCCAATAATAAGGTACTTTATAATAGTTCCCATAAATACAATTTGTTTCATTGTTCGTTACTAAGTAATGGAAATAAATTTTATCCCCCATTTCTACTTCTTTCTCAATTTCTAATCCGGATTCATTTACACACTTTCCCTTAGGTACCGCAATAACAGTACCATATATTTTAGCATGCTCTGTGGGGTTGAATAATGGATCAATATGGAGTTTCATACTACCATATTCTACGGTGTCTTCTAGCGCAGAATCTACCTTAACTATGACAGTGTTTACGGGTGATTGTTTAAGCTCGTATGTAAGCATTTTATTATATGTTTGGTTTGTAAACTCAAAGATATACGATAAAAAGTAATTTTCATAGCGTAGGCTTATGAGTCAAAGGTTATAGATTAAAACCCACGGGCGCGCGACGCAAAAAAGAAACGACAAAATTTCCCTGGGTGGCATTACCTTTTCAAATCCAAAATCCTAATTTCCAGGTCCTAGAGCGTGTTTTCCTTCAGCATAAATATGTTAAAACATATATTTTTCCCATAGATCTAATTTTCCCAGGATAGATATGCAAAAAAGAAAAAACGCTCCCAGGATTTATGCAAGAAAAATAACCGCAAAAGGGGTGAATGGCCTAGGACTTCTATACTCTTTGCATACACTATTTTTCAAAGGTCCTAAAAAATTACTATTCACCAGGTAAAACCATTCACCTGGAAGCATTCACCAGGTTAAAACCAGGTTTTACCCAGGACGTAAAACCCAGGTAAAAAAGGTAAAATCATATAACTTTTTTTATAATTCATTGTATTCTCATTTTTTCGTCGACACAATTACCCTATTTCGTCGAGATTATTTTTGATACAAAAATCCTATAGTATTACTTCGGCCTATCATTTAAACAAAAAAAAAATCATGAAAGCAATTAAAACGTTATTTTTATCAATTTTATTTATTTTATCCTTTTTAGCCTTAGGACAAATTTTTTACTTAGTATTTACTAGGCACTATGATAGCTCAAATTTGGTGGCTATTATGGTTTTTACATTTCCTGTATTAATGGCCCTAGTTTTGTCTTTTACCTTATTAATAGAAAAAAGGTACCCATGGAAGCATTTATAATATTTTTCGCGTCTTTTTATTTATCATTTATTTATCTAACTGCCTGGAACTATTCCCAGGATAAAACCCAAAAAAATGAAATTTACAGCTATTTGCAAAGAAAAAAACCAATTTACGGGCTTTATTGCTCAATTAGATTTTTCAAAATATCAATGTCATGTTTTACAATTCTACAAAAATGAAAAATTTATTTCAGTTGATATTGCGGGCGTTTCATCAAATAATTTATTTTACTTTAATCCTAAAAGGGACCAGGTAAAACAAAATAAGTTTTTTATAAATCGCTACGTTTTGTCATGCGAAAATTCAAACGAAATTTTAACCCATTTTAATAACTAATTTTTAATCATTTAAAACAAAAAAAAATACCCATGAAAACAATAATAGCACCAAACGGAAACGAATTACAAATTTCAAATAATCTTTTGAGCAAAGGAGACACAAACGCGAAATTGATTAAAAACTTTTTAGAATCGCATATTTTATACCTTAACCCCTGGAAGCAAAATTCACTAGGTATTAATCTTTGTGCCGGGGCTTCCGATAATTGTATTCTAGATTGTATTTATACAACCGGGCGCGGAGTAATGGCACCCGTACAAGAAGGAAGGACCCGCAGAACGGAGCTTTACATACAGCATAGAAATTATTTTTTAAACATGTTATTAAATGAACTAACAAAGCTTAATAAAAAAGCTTTAAAGGAAGGTAAACAAATCGCAGTGCGGTTAAATGGAACCTCGGACCTGGATTTTATAGCTATCCTTAAAAACCGTTTTAATCTTAATATCCTGGACGCATTTCCTGGCCTTGAATTTTACGATTACACAAAGATTCTAGGCAAGGTAAAAAAATACGCGGGGACCAGGTATAAACTAACTTTTTCGCGTAGTGAAACAAACGAATCGGAATGTATTGAAGCTTTAAGCCTGGGCGCTCCCGTTTCTGTAGTATTTGACGATAAAAAGCCTATGCCTATAGTTTACCTGGGCGCGAAAGTTATTGACGGCGATCTAGCCGACGATATTATGCTAACTGCTGAACCTGGGACCATTATAGGCTTAAAAGCTAAAGGGAAAGCGCGCAAAGATAAAACGAGTGGATTTGTAGTAATTTAATTAATTAATAAACCAGGCCCAGGGGCTAAAAATCCTGGGCCATAAACTCAAAAAAAAGTGGAAACAAAAGAAATTTTAACCCAATTAAATGAAGCTTCTGCCTGGATAGATTCAGTACTTTATACTGATATAGACAATGAAGAGAATGCGCATGTTAAAGAAATGATTGAAGGTATTGATAATGCCATGCAGTTAATTTTTGAATTCGAAGCTAGGGAACAAAGATTAAGTAAGCTAGTCCAGGACCTGGCCCAGGTTACAAGCTTTGAAAATTACCAGGAGACGGACGAAGAGACGGACGAAGTTACTACCTGGAAGCTAGGCGAAGTTTATTACAATTTAACGGACCTGGCTATCTGCGATTTTAACGAAGCTAGCGAAATAATGGACTCTATGAATTTGGAACCTGGTGAATTACTCGGAAGCAATTTAGACTTAATCACTATTTTCCAGGACTACATCACCCCAATCCTAAACGAATTAAATTATTTGACGGAAGAAATTTCCTAGGGCTAAAATCCTAGGAAATTCCCGCTCTCAACATTACTACCCAATTCGCAAAAATAAATCAATCAATTAAATATTTTAAAAATGACAAATCAAATAAAAGATTTAAGTAATTTCTCGGACATGGAATTGCTTAACGAACTAGAAAAGCGCGGGCACTACATAGAAGACACGCCGAGCGTTATCGACGTAGAAGTCGCCATGAGTTATTACAAAATAGGATATAATGAGCTTACATTTAATGAGAAACATGAAATCCTAATGACTTCAGTTAAGAAATCAAAACTTTCAAAAACTAGTGTTTTCGATCAAATGAGTATAGAATTAGAAAATTGGATATCATATATTAAAAACTAATCATGAAAAACATAAATGCGAATCATGTAATTCATTTGAGAAATGAATACATCACAAAGATTTTTAACATAGTCAAGGAGCAAAATCTAGGCGGGACTCTCTTAAGCTTAAAGGAAGCCGACGAATTTAGGTGCTTTCAGTTGGTGCCTACATACGGAGAAGATAGCGACATAATTAGATATGAGCAGTTTGAAGCCAATGAAATAGAGATAGCAGAAAACGTATATATTTTAGGCAATAATTCGGAAGGTAGTTCTGACTGCATATTATTAATGGATTTAGATATTAACGAAATAGCTATAGTCCTGGACATATTAGAGAACAAAAAATATTTTTAACTAAAATCCAAAAATTAACATGAAAAAGCATTTTTTATTTGGCAAACATGCCATCAACGTTTACAAAACCAAAGGCATTAACGCGGTTACTGAAATATCTCCAAATGGATACGAGTTATTCACCTGGGTTGACAATCATAGCAATCCCGAAAAATTAATGGATGCATTCGTTCCCTGGGGCGACTACGTTGAAATTAAGGAAGATGAAATAAAATACATCAATCTAAAAAATAACGTATCAAAATGGAGAGAATTTATAAATACAACCATTTTTGCAAAAGATTTAAATGACGGAGAATTACTCGATTATTTAATGGAAAATTTTCAGATCCCCAAACCTAGAATAAAGTTTGAGTTATATGCATCAGACTATGTGTTATTTAGCCATGTAAGGGAAGAATTTGAAAGGTTTAGCGACGGTGATATTGCCATTTATGGAGTTAAAGAAGATGCAATACTGCACTCCAAAGGAACTGATTATTCACCAATTAGTTGTACGGACCTTAGTGAAGAAAATAAAGAAATATTATTAACTCAAATAAATAGAATCGAACATGACTAACAAAATGAATCTAACAGCCTTGTATTTCGCAAAGTATAACATTGACGAAATAGCCGAAGAAAACGGTATTAAAACATTCATATCTGGTTCCAATGATTTATATATCGAACTTAAATCGGGAAGAAATTTTAAGTTGTCGGAAGATGAAGTAAAATACCAGGCAATTGAATACCTAAAAAATCAAATATCAAATATTGAAAACAATTTTTAATAAATAGAATCCAAAAATGAAAGACTTAACAAAAGAACAGCAATTATTGATAGAGCCGCCAATAAAAGATAGAAAAGGCAAAGAATTGCTTATAGGAGATTTAGTAATGCTTATGAATACAGATTATTTGAATAACTATGATGTTAATCATAACAAAGGTGATATACTGCAATACATAGGAGGAAAAGACGATAACATTGGATGCTTTATGCATTGTGCCACTAAACAGAGAACAGATTTTTTTGCAGATAGAACTTTAAAGATAAATAAAAACAGAATAATAAAATGAAAGAAATAACACAAGAAAATTTAGAATATTGGCTGTCGGGCGCGCTCGAAGGCGGTTCAAATTATTGGTACTTAATAATTAATGACTACGATAAAAGTGGTTTTGATAAGAAGCTTTGTACTATAGATAACTTTGCCAAATCATTACTTCAAACGCCTAATTTTTCGATCAAAATATATGACATCGAAAACTTTAGTGAAGATGAAGAAGATTTAGATTTAGATCCGAGCGGTGCATTACTTGGAGAAATATCTTTGGCAAATATTGTTAGGGGTATGCACCTAATGAAAGAAAATTATAGCGACATGCATGATAGACTTTTTAGTGGTGATTATGACGCAGATGATTGCGATGTATGGCTACAGCTGATAGTAATGGGCGACGTAGTATTCTGCTAGCACGTCTATAAATTGCTCTCGTTTGTCTACAAATTAAGACTAATTAAAGCATTTAAATTACCTTTGAATTATAAATAACTTAACAATTAGCCACCTCCTGGTGATATAGGTTAACCAGGCTTTTTTATGTTAGCAAGAGATTATTTTGAGTATTATTTAACTGATGAAGAGCAAGATGCTTTCAAAAGTAATTTGCTTAAACAAATGACTGAAGATTATTTATGGGAATATTTAGATAGGGATTTTGATTCCTTTAAAGACTTTCTTAACCAGGCATTTTGGTTTAAGGAAACCCCCGAAGGAAATGATTATTGGGTTTTATTATGTAGCATTAGGAATGATATGTATGAAAAGAAAATAGAGATAATTAAAGACTTTATTAGGCATTATTTTTCTGATGAGCATGAGCGTAATAAATTATTTTTTTTAGCAAAAAAGCATGTCGATCAAGTTGGCGTTAACGAATTTATAAATTTTATTAAAGATGAAAAATAGAAAAAAAATAATCAATGCAATCAAGGATTGTACATTAGACAAGTTAGATATCGATGTGGTATTTGAAATGGCAACGCTCGATGATGAGGAGTTAACACAATACCTGGGCCTGGAATTATATTCATTAAGATATTCATATGATAATCTTTTGAATCAAGCGCAAGAAGATCAGAATAAAATGTTAGAGAAAATTAAGGAATTAGAAATCAAATTAGCCATCAAAGAGGTATGTTAAATTTCAATGTTTTAGTAAATCCTTTTACGCGTAAGATGTTAGTGTCAGCGCGGATTAATAAGATAAGTCATGAAGCGATTATTGAATACGGAGATTTAGACGAATGGCATACATTTATGTTTGATGATGAAGTGTTTGATATACGCCTTTTATATGATGGAGAATTAGAAATCGATATCTATAGGGCAACAGAAAGTAATACTTTGATAAATAAAGATGATTCAATCCATGTTAAATATAAAATTATTAGCAAAGATGAGTTTTAAAGAAAAGCCAACTAAATCAGAATACTTTTGGGCGATCTTATCTTATGTAATTTTATTTATAGTGTATAAATTAATCGTCCCATAATAATGCGGAAATTCCGCTGTCAACAATTAAATTAAACCAAATGAAAAAAATATTCGTAATCAAGGCTATTGCTATAGCTATTTTAGTCACATGTTTATTAGTAATATGGATTAACCTTACCATTAAAGAGAAAGATGTTTATATCAAAGAGAATGTGCCGTATGAAGAGTTTGGCATAGAAACATCTAGTGACATTTATGTAGATAACATGCTTAAAAGGCCCTACACTAAAAGTGGCAAAGTAATTAAATACAAAGGAGAAGAGTAATTAAAATTTTAAATATAAAATAAAAATGGAAAAAAGAATTGAGTCGACGGTTATTTCCCGTCATGGGAACATTATCAATATTTATGCAGTAGAAAACCCTCTTGTTAGAAAAGATCTGCTTACACCTTATAGCACTTATGAAGTAGTGTATAGATTTGGGCAAAATAGTTCAGAGACTTTTGTCGCAGAATACATTGATTGCACCCCTGACATGAGAAGTTTGATCTTCACTCATCCAAGCAAAGGAGAGGGTAGGAGAATTATTGTACCAACAAACAATATTTCCAAATTACGTCATTTGTTTGATAAATAATTTGAGTTATATTTGTGAGTAGTATTTTGAATTGCATTGAGGGATGCGATTCAAAGTATAGGCTAAAATCCTATCGCCCAAGTTTCTTCCCTCAAGGACTTGGGCATTTTTATCTTTAATGGATCTGGAATTAATGGCATTCATGTCGGTGGTAAAAGTTAAGTTAGTTCATACTCAAATGAACCTGGCTGACTATCAAAAAGCATTATCGTTTGCCACACCCGAAATGAAAGCATTCGATAAGTTGTTAGAAATTGTAGAAGAATTAGTCAAAGAGATTAAATTTTACGAAAATAAATTAAAAGAAATATGAGTTGGTTTGCGGTGATTTCTTCGGAGATATTGGTGCGAAAAGATTTGTCTGCTAATGAGAAATTATTGGTTGGATTAATACAAAGTTTATCGCATCAAAAAGGACATTGCTTTGCAAGTAATTCTTATATGGCTGAATGTATTGGAATATCAGCAAGTTCGGTTAGACAATACCTAAAATCTTTAGAGGATAAGGATATTATTTCCAGGGATTTAAAGAAAAAAGAGTCTGGAGAGGTTGAAATAAGGGAAATCAAGTTGACTACCCCTCTGCCTAATTCTCACCATACCCCTAGTGAGAACTCACTATACCCTCTGCCTAATTCTCACCCCCCCTCTGCCGAGAACTCACTACATAATAAGAGAGTTAATAATAAAGAGAATAAAAAAGAAGAAATAGTTAATAATCGATTTGAGGAATTTTGGGAATTGTATGGGAAGAAAGTAGGTAAGGAAAAAGCAAAGATTAATTGGATTAAGCTAAAAGAAAAAGAAAAAGATGATTGCTTATTGGCGATCCCGAAGTACACCCAATCCAGGCCCGATATAATTTATCGTAAGGACCCGGAGCGTTATTTAAAAAATAGAGTTTGGGAAGATGAGATTGTAGGTTCCAATCTGAATGTTAAATTAGAACCAATTGATCAAAAACAATTTGAATTAATTATACCAGACAAATGGCTTTAAATAAAAAAATAGTAATTGAAGATTTTTTCCTGGAGGAGGATGTGATTGCATACTTGTTAGAGAATTCTCACATGGTACAAGATGCTTCTAAAATTGTAACTGACAATTGTTTCGTAGACTCTTTATTTAAGGCGTCATTTAACGCGATGGTTGAATTATCTATTGACAATAAGGTATTCAATCGTTACGATGTTTTTAGATTGCTTAAATCAAAGAATTTAGATTTAGGTGTAGATCCTTCAAACTTGTTAAGTTTATTACCTAAAGGAAAGGTAGAGCTAACCAAGGTTTGTGGGGAGCTTAAAGAATTAGAAGTTAAACGGATTGCTAATGACTTATCAATATCTATTCAACAAAGTCTAGCTAATGGCGACGACATAACAAAACTTTCAAGCGTAATAGAACTAGGGTTGGCTGAAATTCAAAATGGTCCGCTGTCAACTGAAATATATTCCCTGGACAATGTTTATGAATCTGTCATGGATAAAATGGAAGCTACCGCTGGGGTGCTTAAATTTTCGGGCGTTGACACTGGTTCGCGTAAACTTAATTACGTCCTGGGAGGATGGCAACCAGGAGTAACAATCATTGCAGCTCGTCCTGGTATGGGTAAGACTATTGCAGGATTAGAGCATGCAAAGTCCGCGTCAAAGACGGGCGTTAAAGTATTATTTCTTTCGTTAGAGATGCCTAAAGAATCTTTGGTTTACCGATATATATCTAGTGAATTTGAGGATTATAAGTATTCTGATTTAAAAGCAAATCGTATTAGTAAAGAAGATGTAACTAAGATTAGAAATTCTAATGCTAGGGTCCTTAAGCAATTACCTATTTCATTTTACGATTCTGATAATAGAGACGTTAACTATTTAAATTTGCTATTAATTAAGGAGTGTAGGAAGAATGGCATAAGACTAATTGTTATTGACTATCTGCAATTAATACGCGACAATCAAATCAAAGATCAAAGTGACTTCGCCCAGGTATCATCCGTATCAAATAAAATTCAAAAGCTTACTCGTAAGTTGGGGATCCCAATTATAGCATTATCTCAATTATCTAGGAGCGTTGAATCCAGGGCCAACAAACACCCAATGTTATCCGATTTAAGAAGCAGTGGTAATATTGAGCAAGATGCAATTGTGGTTATTCTATTGTACAGAGACGACTATTACAAATATGTTGAAGCTAAAGAATCAAATCAGCCCGTAGCTCAAATGGATAATAAGTTATTGTATATCGTTGCCAAGAATAGAGACGGAGAAGTTGGCGATGTTAACAGAATTGTTGACGTTAAAACAAATAGGATTGCCGATGAAGAATCAGAATTGTTTGGATTTAAGGAACCCCAGGTAGCATTTAAAGAGTCAGCAATTAATAAGATTCAACCTAATTTTGATGATATAACAATTAAACCATTTTAATATGACACCAAAAGAAAAAGCAATTGAATTAAGATTTCGATATTGGAGATGTATAGATATTGATGGCATTGATGCCAAACGATGTGCATTAATTGCAGTTGAGGAATTAATAGAACAATGCGAATTTGATGTGATACATGATATAGGTAATGAAAGATATATTGATAAACTAAACTATTGGGACAAAGTTAAGGAAGAAATAAAAAAATTATAAAACAACAAGACAATGGACAATAAAGAATATATTTTATCAAAATATACTATCATGAAAAATTGGCGACATCCTTTAGATGGCAGTTCCTATTCAAAACAAAAACGAATTATTGCGATGACATACATCTTGACTGATGACTTTAGATATAACAATTTTTCTAATGAAGATAAATTGTTAGCAAATAAATGTATTGAAATGATTTTAAACGAACAAGACAATGATAATTGAAACCAAGTTTAACATAGGAGACTGCGTATATTATGAAAACGGTTTGTCTTTTGATAAAGGGAGAATAGATGATATTATTATCCATTTTTTCATTGATACATATTTTGTCAACTATAAAGTAGATAAAGACTATTATACTTCGTTTAGGAATCGAGACAGCAAACTTAAATACCAAGAATTTTCAGAGGGAAGGTTACATAGTTCAGAAGCTCATTTTCTTAAAGAAGAAATAATTAGAGCTGAGAAACATATAGAAAGCCTTAATGAAAAAATAGATGAATTAAAAATCAAACTTAAATCATTACCCGAATGAATATATACAAAGAGTTAGCCAAGTTTAAGAACGTTAAGTACCACGACGAATTCCACAAATACTTTATAGGCGAGCAAGAGCTTACATCTGGAACTGCATTTATTGGTAAGTTTAAGGAGAAGTTTGATTCTGAAAATATGGCAAAGTCATCTGCTAAAAAGAAGGGTGTTCCCGTAGAAGAGATCCTTTCCGATTGGGCTTTTAAAGGTAACTTCTCCAGGACCAAAGGGACTCTTTTACATAATTATGCTGAAAACTATTGGCAGAATAAAGTGTATCCTATTGACTACAAATTATATGAGCAAGAGTTTGGCGAAGGATTAATGGAGGGCAGACTTAAAGAATGTCTTAGGATGTTTCATCAATTCTACCAAGACTCAAATTCCGCTCTCAACCCTATAGCATTAGAACTTGTGGTAGGAGACTCTAACATAGGGATAGGTGGCATGGTAGATGGATTATTTTGGAATCAAAAGATGGGAGAACTTCAGATATGGGACTATAAAACTAATAAGGAGATTGCAGAATTCTCAAAGTATAGGAAAAGAATGCTTGCACCAATTAATTTCTTACAAGAATGTGAGCTTGAGACTTATTCTATTCAATTAAATCTTTATAAATATATTATTGAGAAGAATACAAATTTGAAGATCGGCAGATGCTACCTGGTTCATATTCACGAAGAGCAAGAAAAATACAATGTTATCGAATGCAAAGAATATCAATACATCATTGATATGTTAATTAACCATAAATCAAAACAAAAATGAAAGAAGAAATTATTGATTTAATTACAGATGTAGGAAGCTCCGTAGAGGAGGCTTACAGAAGAGGACTTGAGAATGGTGGCTTAAAAAATAAAGCTATTCTTGATTCTAAAAAAGATATGTTATCAAAGTTTGATTCATATATTCACAAGAATTATAAAAGAATTGAGGATGCAGAATTTGTTTTATTTATAGATAAAAACGACAAATGGGAAAGAGCACACTACAAAGAAAAAATAATCAAAACCCTTTTATTATCATACGACGATGAATAAACAAATTAAAGCAAGCAAGGAGATACAGAAGTATCTAAACCTTCACGGGATACCATATCTAAAATTAGATGGTACAATAAATCTGCTAATAATGAGAGCCAATAGCAGTTCTCATTACGCAGTCATTGAATTCTTTGAATTAAGTGACGAGTATTACAAATCAGATAAAATGAAAACGTTCACGTTCACTAGGTTATGGGGTGATACCAAAGAGAAAATAACTAATAAATTAAATAAATATTTAAATAACTAAAAACAATGACACCAGAAAGCAAAGCATTACAACTACTTGACAGATTTGATTTCAATAACAAATCCAATGATTTTCATAACAAACAATGTGCATTAATGTGCGTATACGAGATAATGGAAACTCTCATTGAGTTAAACCAAGACATAACGTATTGGAAAGAAGTCAGGATGCATCTCACTTATATTGGTACAGATGAATTTGAGGCAAAGGCAGACAAGTTTAATTTAAATGCATAATCAATAAAA